AACGCATTAATCGATTCAAGGATGTCCTGTTGCGTGATCTGTTTATCGCGCAGCATCTCATGTAGTTGTGAGCGGATATTCTCCGGCAGCAGGTCAACCTTACTGGCTCTGCCCCGTGTAGGTTTGTCGTCCACAGTGATCTCCAGCGTTAAGAATTGCGTCACCAATTGAATGCACTGTGTATAAATACAATGCGATGAAGATGACAAAAATTGCGATTTTCATGATCACCCCCGAGGGCGTGGCTTCTTCACTCCGGGCACAGTGGATCGGCCTTCTGAAACATCCTGGCCTCGACCAGTCAGATTCGCGACCATGTATGTCCCGACCGTTTCAATCTCAACTAACCCTTGTTCTGACAGCCATGAAATATGCGTTCGAACCCGGTCACGACTGACACGATGGCCGTACACATCCAGACAGTCCTGCAAGATTGACTCGTTCGCTTCACCACCGGCATCAACCAGAGAACGCAAAATCACAAGGCGCTGGTCTGAATCCAGTAAGTCTTTCATCATGATTTTTCCTTCAGTTCATTTTCCAACAACAAATCACTGAGGCGTCGCAGCTGGGCTAGTTCTGGGCGAACCTCCCGCAACTCTCCACGCAGCTCACTGATTTCCAGTTGGAGTTTGTGCAAGTCACCCTCACTGGGCAGCCCGGTAATTTTCTGCTCTACGGCACTCACCCGATTTTGCAAAGCTGTTACGTCTTCGCGTTTGGCATAGGTCTTCACCAGCAATGTCTGGATCACCAACGACAACAGCGACACAGCAGCCGCGATCAAAGGCCAGAAGGTTTTAACGACGTCCAGCACGAATGGCCTCCTGTTCCTCGAATAGTGTCTGGCACTCGACGCAACGTTTTGCGGCAGGCACTGTTTTTAAGCGGGCAGCGGGGATCGGCTGCTCGCAATCAATACAGATCGTGTGCTGGCATGTTGGCGTTTGGAGATGGTGATGCGAGAGCGCATCATCCACGCGCAGCATCACCAGCTCGTTTGCTCTGTCAACGACATCCGGCATCAGCGACCCACCTTATACTCAGCCGCAATACGGCCAATAATTGAGACGACACCACCAACGCCACCGGTCAAATACAAGATCGCAGCGACAAGTCCCTGTTGTGTAGTCGGGTCAATGTGCAAACCAAAAGCCCCACCCAGTGCAGCAGCAATCGTGACCACGCCACCGATAATGGTTTTTGACTGATACCAAGGTTTGGTTTCAGTCAGCAGTGCAGCGACATCCAGCCCGGTGTTGATGTCATTGACGGCCTGTGACGCCTGTTGAGCTATTTTTTGCATCTCTTCCTGTTCCATTTCTTTGCTCCTGGTGCTTGTTTCGGTAGTGGTGAACATCAACATCCGTGATGCTGTCCCACCCTTTTGTGAAAATTGACTGACGAGTTTTATCGTGGCTATACAGCGGAACGACCTGACCAGGAACAGCGTTTAAACGGGCTTTACGACCTGATTTAAAACAATCAAGGTAATACTGATTTTTCAATTCAGGGATATGGAAATGCGCTGCATAGTCGGATGGTGTAGGCGTTCTGGCTGTCATGATGGTTACTCCGACCATTCAGAACGGTATTTCTCAGTCATCCCTTTCAGCAGTTTTGCCTGAATTTTTTCAGATGCCTCTGCTTTGGTGATGCGACCATCTTTGTTTTTATCAAGTCCTGAGTTCTGACGGTAAGCAACCCCACCACTGAACAGCACAGAGCCTTCAGCTTTGCCAACATATTTGGGCAGCAAAATCGCCATATACATGTCAGATAAAGAGAAGATTTTTTTTGCGTAGGGCTGGAAATACTGGGCAACGTAGTCCAGTTGTTCTTCTGGAGTGAGCTTTGAGAGAGCCTCTGTAGTGGTACCTAATCCTTTTGCCGTGAATGGCATGAACTGAATTAAACCAACTGCACCTGATCCAGCTGCATTTTTTACATCAGCCGAGAATGTTTCAGCTGATTCAAAGGCGATGCAGGACATTAACCAGCTGGCGTGCAATTTCGACCAGCAAAATGAATTACAAATACGAATGAGCTTTTGACGGAATTCAGGGGAAACTTTATTTCCCCAGGCAATAGAATCAGTCATAAAAAAACCTCCGATACGCTTGATACTGCCAGCGTAACCGGAGGTTTAATTAAGGCGGGTTTATGGTCTATTAAATAGAATATTTAATATTCAGTGACAATTAATTCCATGCAGTAATAACACCATTTTCCACATAAACATAATTTCGTCCAGACTCAGAAATATAAACCCATTGTTCCCGTTTACCATTTTCAGTCACAGTTTCATTAATATGATCTGGATATCCCCACGATTTTTTTAAATCTTCTTCAGACATACCAATCATAATTTGATGTTGTTTAACTGCAGTTATAAACGAGGCATATTTGTAAGCTTCATGTCTTGCTTTGGTAGCGGCTTCAACCTCCGCATCATATCTTGCTTGAATCTCCGCATCTATTTTCTCTTGTTGTTTTTTCCGCTGTTCCTCATACGCAGCAATCTCTTCCGGGGTTTGTTGCACCACCTCATAATTACCAACCACTTTCCCTGGTTTATCGGTTGCACATGGCGTGTCCTGGAACGAACTACCACACTGATAGATTTGACCTGCATAGACGTTGAGCGAGCAAATCGCCACTAACCAAAGTTTTTTCATAATCGCTTATCCGTGCCAATTGAAAATCTTTGTAAGTTTTATCCTGTTTACGCAAAAAATAAACCCCGCCGAAGCGAGGTTTGATATTCATTTGATGCGGATCAGGTTATTCAAACATGTCAGGCTGATGTCGTTTTCGATGTAATGACCGTTGTTCAGCAATCACAGCATAAACCTGCGGGTTACTCAGCCCATATTTGCGTGACAACTCATCAATGTTTCGGCCTTTCCAATCGTTATATAAAGCGTTGTTGCGGAGCGCCTGAAACAGAGTGTCGCCAGTAGGCAGATAAACGGCCCGACCACCCATGTAATGGGCCAATGCCCCCGCCAGTTTACTCGCCAAAGCAGCCGCATCAGATTCGTCATGCTTGTTACGCAGTAACTCATGCGTCAAAACATCGCATAATTCAGCTAAAGACTTCGGCCATTTGTTTTTCAGCTCTTGTGATGGGATCGCATCCATCTGATCGAGCAATTGACCGATGGCCTCATCATGAGCAAATAAATCGTTCTGCATGTTCATCCGGCACTCCTACTGATCGTATATACAGCCAGTGGTGCAATTATAAACAAAAAATCCCACACAGTGGTGGGATTTAATTTTTCAGTGACAGTCTATATAAGCGTCTGAAATTGCATCATATCCAGCATATCGACCCGTTCGTTCATTGATTGGGATTTCTTTTCCGGCTTTTTTCAAGGCATCCATCATTAAACGGCGATGCCAGTTCTTGAGAGCTTCCAGCACGACATAAGCAGTTTTGCTATCCAACCAGCTAACACTGCCTATGCCCTCACCGTCATTCATTTTCGCTGTCACCCGTTTCACGTAATTATTCAGTGCTGTTTCACTGCCATCTCTCAGCCAGTGCTGTTTAAACATCGTGATCCAGACTGCACGGATTTTGTTTATTTCATCAACTTTTAATGTCGATGTCGTAGGACTTAAACGCTTTTTATGGCTTTTTAAAACCTGTTTAAACCCTGCAGTTTTCAGTGCAGTCATGACTGATTCCAACTCTTTGATTGTCATTTTTGCACTGCTGGTTTTGCCTTTGGTAGCAGCAGACAGCGCTTCACGATATGCATCATCAGTTAATTTCAGCTCACGTTTTGCAACATGGATGAGACGGATCAGCTGTTTTCGTTTATCACTCGTTGTCATCGTCATCAGGGACAATCTCCAATCTGTTCACCGTCACTTTGGCCGGAGCTGGCCCGAGATGTTGTTTTGCATAAACAATCGATTGTTCGACACTTAACCCCGCATACATTTTCATATATGCATGAAAAGCAGAATGCGCTTCCCAGGTATCAGGAACGTCGCGCACATAAGAACCAAGCGACTTAACCTGCGCCATGCTCCGCCCTCCGATAAACCTTTTTCAGCTCAGTTCTCGTCTGTCGATGCATGCGTTTCACTTCGTTATATAAACGACGATACGATTTAACTTTTGGATAAAAGCGATTCAGATCGGTCAGCACTGAACGCATTGACTTGATATCAAGTGCAATCGCCCATCTGCTGCCAATGTGAGTTAGTTCAAAATCTAATTCCATTTGTTGTCTCCGTTCCGGTTGGAGAACAACACACGCGTGGCTGCTCATCAGTACCCGATCACCACATCGGGCAGACAGCCCCTGCACCACCAGAGGCTGTTTCGCTTACTAATTTAATTTCTTAGATACAATTTTTGAATAATGTTTATTTAGCAATTACAGGTCTGTATTTCAGGAAATACCTGGTCTTCTTTCCTGAAATACCCGGTCTTTTTTTCTTGCTTGATATATAGGTTCCCTCATAAACGTTATGCAAAGTGGTTTCAGCAGTTGCGGTAAACGGGTAGAAAGCGCCCATACGGTTATACATCGATGCCTCCGCATATGAGAACGGATGCGATATTTCTGGACTGATTTGACTCATCATTCATCTTCCTTCGTGCATTCTGTATCCCACTCAGGGATATCGACTGTTTTCCCTGCCAGTTCATGGGTGCAATCATTTAGGAATTGAATCCGGCCAGCTCTTACAAACGAATGACATCTGTACTCAACTTTTGCCTGTTTGATTTCACCACTTCTTATCTTTTGAATATTCTCTTCTGTTGCTGGCGGCTCATAGTATTGCGCAATGACAAGTACCGATGGGCTGAATGTTGGTTTATCTATGTTTCCATCCCATGACCACATGGGGCCATATCCTTTCCCACAATTAACACCATGCGGAACGCCACATGCGGGACACTCAAAAAACACATTTCCACTATTCTCAGCGAGTGTTTTCGATAACCTTTTATAACCGCTCATGATTTTATTCCTCCGATAGTGGCGCAGCTGCGCCACCAAATACCCATTCCAGCGTTGAAATAATCCCATCTTCAAACGTATCATCTGGAAAATCAGAACCCTGTTCACTGATGTTCTTTTTCGCCAGTTCGATCTGCTGTTTAATCTGTTCAGCAGTAACCTCTGTAATAAGTAAAGTTTTCATATCCGTGCTCCTACTGGACGACAAATCGCAAAATGCCAGAGTGGGTTATGTGTTTCGATGAGATGCGAGACATCCCCATCAGATTCCCGCATTAATACGTCTTCTTGTTCATCATGTTTCGGCATAACAACCTTTTTTGGTGGTCTTGGGCCAATGGCGTCACAGCGATAGTGCTGCACTAAAATAGGCCCAGAACGACCAGGCATTTTGGGCATCATGCATTTCTTGATATCAAATCGACTTTCGCGTCTGGCATTCCCCATCGCAGTTGAAATGATGCGAGCGTCAAACCCAGTTACTAACGACAATTCAGCAACACTCATAAAACGTTTTGCTTCCAATAACACCATCGCTATTTGCTCTTTTATCGTTACATCCGCTTTGATTTTCTCCATAATCACCTCGTACTTTTGTTCAGTTTCCTTGGCTGCTCATCAGTACCGGAGCACCACCTCCGGCAGACAGGCCCCACACCACTGGGGCCTGTTTCGCATCTACTCGTTTACAGCATCAGCCAGCGTTTTCGTCGCCTTGAACTTCACCGCCTTTTTCGCTGCAATCTCAACGGTTGCACCGGTTTGCGGGTTACGACCCAAGCGCGAGGCTTTATGCTGAACTGAAAACGTTCCGATGCCCGGAATCAAAAGGGGCTGTCCATTCAACAACTGGAACTCCAGCACTTTCCCCAGTGCAGTCAGCGCTTCATCAGCAACGTGCTTGTTGGTGTTCATCTCTTCAGCTATTGCTGCGATTAAATCTGCTTTTTTCATGGTTTAACTCCTGTTTAAACGGTCTTTGATGCTCTCGGTTTACTGCAAAAATCAGCACGGTTTGTCGCCCATGCTCGGTTTATTTCGCCAAGCAAACAGAATGCATGAGCGCGTTGATAGTGTTCTTCACGTTCAAACTGCGCGGCCTGCTCCGCTAATTCCATATATTCCTTACTCATGGCTACACCTTCGCTGAATCAAGTGGGATCTGGATATATTTACCATCCGGCTGACGCTCATACAGGCGCAGATACTGACTGGTGCCAGTGATCTGAATTGCATCTGCAATGGCATCCATCGCTGACTTCCAGTCAGCATCTTCAATACTGATTTGGCGTAAAGATAAAACTTGGTTCACGTCAATTCGGCCTTGCTTGTTCACACGAAACGCATGTTCGACCAGCGCTTTTAATTCAGACTGAGCACCTTCAGACCACTTCTCGATACATTCATCGATCAGCTTTTTTGCTGCCTGAATACGCTCATCAAAAACACGGTGCTCACCTACAGCACGGATCAACTTGTAATGACCATCGAATGACATCAGCGTGACATTGCCTTTTGTCCCACCCCACTCAACACCATATTCCTCTGACGATAAGTCACAGAAATCTGCGATCTGCTGCATTGATTGCAACTTGAATGCAGCTAGGTTGTTGCGTTGCTCAATCGCTTTGGCAACAATGCCTTTCACCACATCATCACGCAGCTTATCGACTGGCTTGATTAGGTCTTCTGGCACCAGATGACCTGCCGCATTCATGCGATGACCACCTGGAATATTTGCTTGTACGTTCATCGTTTTATCCTCAATTAACTGTGTTATTACCGGGCGCACCCTCAAAAACTTTTTCAATCGGCTGATGCACATCAGCACATGCTTTGCATAACAAATCAGGCATCACGGCAGCCAACTGCTCTTTGACTGCCATGCCAATGCAATGAACCCGGCTATCCGTCGATTCAGACTCAGAGACCATGCTCACACCCAACATGTTGTCAGTATCTGTTAATTCAATTTGGATTAGAAACCCCATGCTTAACTCCCCCATTTCACACAGACGCCAGAGATACGGGCGACATGAATTGTTCTATGCAGGCCATTGACGTACTCATGCACCTGAACCGCTTTATCAACCAAACCAGACACCGGACGATCAACCGTTATCACTGGTGTTGGAGCCAGAAACTTAGAAACCACGTTCACACCTGCTGATTTAATTTGGTGAACGATTTCGTTAAACATCACGCGCTCTGCTGTTGTCATTTTTCACCTCTTTGGGTTTGTTTAACTAAGCGGTTGTATTTAACCGCCATGGCTTCTAATTCTGACTTCAACAAGTCATTCAGATTTTTCTGTGCAGCCCCAGTGCTACCAGCATCCGAGTTTGCTTGTCGTTCCAATCGACGAATCACGGTAGATACATCGTATTGAGCTAGCACAGGTTTGCTTTCAGCTGCATCAGGTATGTACAAGCGGATCGGCTGTTTAAGTTGCTCTGTTTCATCAAGCTGACTGTTTGGGCAACGGGAACGACACGCTTTATAAAGCTTGATCGCTTGCGGGTTATCACCAACATCACCGGCTTGTTTCTTCTGATGAGATAAACAAACGTGCAACGGTATCTCGCCAAGAATTGGGCAAACGACAGTTGCCCCCATAAACACACTTTCAACAGCGATTTTCACGCGGTCTAAATCACCAGGATATTTCTCATTGCTAGCCTGACTCAGCGTGGTTCGTGACAACCCTGTTTTATCCGCGACCCTTTGTAACGAGGTGCGTTTAATTTCATCACGCAATACCTCAAGCCACGTCTTGTTCATCGTTATCTCCCTTTTTAAACGGGTAAAAAACCAATTCGTTCTGATCAAAACAGCCATCTTTTCGTGTAGCAGGTGCCCTTCGACCTGTGTCACGAATCAATTGGTATGTAGCGAACTGACGCACTTGAGATGGATGCAATCTCCCCGTCTCTGTTTGGCTCAACTTCTTCACATATCCTGACTTTTCAAGCATGTTGATATATGACAACGCTCCAACGTGCGAGCTTTCAGAGGTCACCATGACGCTTTGAACAGTAAAAACCCGAGAAATTTTCATTGAGTTCCAAATCTTTTGACGCTTCGTTTTCGCACGTATCCGACAGACACCACCGAATTGAGGCTCAGCATCAGGCACAATTGAATATTTCCGAGAATCGCCTGATTTACCTGTGCCAGTCAGATAACGCAGATACCCTTTATTCAGCCAAATCATGATAGCTGCACGGCACTGTTCCAGACTCATTGAAACTGCATTTGCAACTTCTGACACGGTGAATTGAGCATGCGTAGATGCATATTCCCAGGCCTCTTTCCGTTTATTTTTCCGCTTCGCCATTACCAGTTTCTCCCGTATTTTTATGACTGGTTACTGACGAACGCGACGCACGTCGTGGAACAATTCCCGTTCATCAATATCATTGATGGTGATAACGGAAACATCAGAGGCAATGGCTGATTTTTCGATTTTATCGAGCGCACTCACGATGACACGCACCTGACCATTTGAACGTTTACGGATCAAATCCAGCAGCTCTTCATCAATCGTGATATTGACCTCCAACATTTCTTCTGCAATTAAAGCAACGTCTTCGAGGTCAGCCGGTTTAAATTCAATCCACTGTGAAATGCGGTTAAACAGCTGTTTACGTTGACTGATACGACGAGCAATCTCTTCCATCCCAACCAAAACAAGCGGCTGTTGGGTTGCATCGTAAATATCGCGGAGTGTTTCAAGAATGCGGGAGTTACCAACAATGTAATCCGCTTCGTCGATGAACAGACACATCTGGTCACGACGAACTGATTCAATGATCCCATCCACCATCGCACGCAGGTTATGCCGAGGCTGAATACCAATTTCACGACAGATCTGCTCAAGCAATGAAGTGACGGTATCAGTGCGATAACAACGCACATAAACACCGTTGACTTCATCCTGGTTAAACAGATATTCAACAGCGGTAGTCTTACCAAACCCACTCGGGCCATGGATCAACCCGATACCAGGC